CCGGACGCGGACGGCTTGTACCCGGCGTGGAACGGTGCACGCCTGGACGAGGTGCGGTCTTCGATCGCGCCCGCGAAGTGGTCCCTGGTGTACATGCAGGAGTCGGTGTCGGTCGACACGATCTTCAAGCCGACGTGCGTGTGGGGTTCGGTGAACCGCCGCCGCAAGCCTGGGCCTCTGCGTCCTGGTGTGTGGGGTGGGCCGCGTAACGGCAAGGAAGGCATGTACACGATCGCGTCGATGGACCCTGCCATGGTGGGGGAGACGTTCACGGTTGTGGGCAGCGTCGACCGGGAGTCGCAGAAGCGGTGGGTTGAGAACGCGTTTGTCGCGCCTGGCAGCGCGACATACATCCGCGACACCATCCGGCAGGTCACGGAAGAGTACCAGGTCAACGAGTGGGTCATTGAGGCCAACGCGTTCCAGCTCTTCCTCACACAGGACCCGGAGATCACAAATTTTCTTAATACACGTGGGGTGAAGCTCACCCCACACTACACGGGTGGCTTCAACAAGCAGGACCCGGACTTTGGGGTCGCGGCTGTTGCCCCCTTGTTCGGTACGGCCCGTCGCATCAATGAGGGTTCGGGTCGTGAGGTGCACAACGGTGACAACTTCATCGAGCTGCCCGACCCGGACTATTCGCAGGGTGTGAAGACTCTGATTGAGGAGTTGTTCACGTGGGTGCCTGGGAAGCGTGGTAAGGATCTGCGTCAGGATGGCCCGATGGCGTTGTGGTTCTTCAACCTGCGGGCGTTGCAGATCCTCGGGTTTGGGCGCAATCAGGCGCCGACGATGTTCAGGAAGTCGAAGTTCATGACCCGGAGTCAGGTTGCCCGCAGGGCGATCACTCCGCAGTACGCGTTTGGGGAGGTGGCTGGTGGCTGATTCGTATGCACGCGACACGGGTGTGAAGCAGCGCGTGGACGCGATCCGGACGCGCTTCCTCGCCCGCGACAGGCGGGCCGCTGAGGTTCGGGCGGTTCGTCACGGGGACTTTGACCAGCTCGCGCCGGGGGCGTTCTCGGAGGACTTCCCTCGCCCGATTGTGGCGAACATGATCGACACGTACGCGAAGCATGCGGCGGCGGCGTTGTCGCCTCTGCCGCGTGTGGCGTGCCAATCGGCGTCGATGGCGTCTGATCGGGCGAAGGCGTTTGCGGACAAGCGGACGAAGATCGCGAACAACTATTTGAAGCGGTCCCGCCTTCAGGCTCAGATGCAGCAGGGTGCGGACCAGTTCTACACGTATGGGCTCCTCGTGACGGAGGTGTCCCCGAACTTTGGGGACAAGGTTCCGGACGTGTTTGTGAACGACTCCATGGGGTATTACCCGGTGTGGGATCGTCACGGCCGCACCATCGAGGTGGGGCAGGTGTTCCGCCGCCGGCTGATTGAGCTGAAGGCCGAGTACCCGGACATGGTTGTGCCGTTGAGTGATGCGGCACAGAGGAGCCCGCAGGGGGATGACCGCGAGGTCGAGGTGTACCGGTACGCGGACAAGAACCGTATCGTGTTGACGGTCCCTGAGTGCAACAGCATGGTCCTCACTGAGGTGAGGCACAACCTTGGGCGTTGCCCCATTGTGGTGACGAAGAAGCCGGGCCTGGATGATGAGGTTCGTGGCACGTTCGATGACCTTATTTGGGTGCAGATCGCGCGGCACACCATGCAGATGCTGGTGTTGCAGGGTGCTGACGAAGCGGTGAATGCGCCGTTGGCGGTGCCGCAGGATGTGACGGATGTGCCGACGGGTCCTGGTGCGGTTATCCGCACGACGAACCCTGCAGGTGTGCAGCGCGTCAATCTGCAGGTGCCGAATCAGGCGTGGGCCGCGGTCGACCATTTGAAGCAGGAGATGCAGTCTGGGGCGATTACCCCGGAGGCCCTTGGGGGCAGCATTGATGCGTCGGTGGTGACGGGTCGCGGTGTGCAGGAGTTGATGGCGGGGTATTCGCAGCAGGTTGCGATGTGCCAGGAGACTCTGGTTGGTCACTTTGCTCAGGTCGTTGAGATTTGCTTCTTGATGGACGAGACGTTGTGGCCGGACGTTGACAAGCAGATTGCTGGGACGGCGCAGGGTGCGCCGTTCAAGATCACGTACCGGGCGTCTCGGGACATTGATGGGGATCACACGGTTGAGGTTTCGTACGGCGGTGTTGCCGGCCTGGACCCGAACCGTGAGTTGATCTACCTGTTGCAGATGCAGGGTGCTGGGTTGGTGTCGAAGGATTACATCCGCCGGAACCTGCGTGGTGAGCTGAACTTGTTTGATGAGGAGTCGAAGCTTCTGGTGGAGCAGACTCGTGAGTCTTTGGTTCAGGGCATTAGCGCGTTGGGGCAGTCTATCCCTGGGATCATTGCCCAGGGTGGGGATGCTTCGGACACGGTGGCGAAGATCGCGATGATTGCCACCGAGGTGCAGAAGGGTAAGCCCATTGAAGAGGTTGCTGCGAAGGTCTTTGCCCCTCCGCCCCCGCCTGACCCGGTCCCCGGTTCGCCTGAGTCTGTTGGGGCGGGTGCTGCTGGGGAGCCTGGGTTTGATGCTTTCGCTGCGACGCCTGGTGCGGACGCTACGGCTGGCCCTGGGGGTCGACCGGACTTGGCGTCTCTTTTCGCGGGGATAAGTAATAGCGGTGCCCCGCAATTGTCGGGCGGCATCTCGCGGATGCAGCCAACAGCGTAGTTCTTTGAGGAGGTCAGCATGGATGACGAAGAGTACGAGTACGGGGATGAGATTCCTACTGGTGAGGTTCGTGCTGAGGCTGGCCGGCTGAATTGGGCTGACGTTGCTTACGCGTCGTTGTGGCCTGCTCGCGGGTTCTTTGAGGGTTGTTCGAACGCTCTGCGGGTGTTGCAGGGCGTGTTCGAGCTGCATTCGGCGTCGATTGATGAGCAGCGTGCGTTTCGGCGTGATGCTGGTCGGGCGATTGAGTCGTTGTCCCGTGGGGAGGACTGATGGCCGGAGGGCATGGGGGCGCACGCGTCCCGTCAAACCCGGCCGTGGTGTCTGGTCCTGGTCAGCTTTCGCGCCGAACGGATGGGCAGACGCAGGCCCGGTTCACGGGCGGGGCGTACGGCGAGGGCCAGGAGATGCAGGCCATTCAGGGCGGGGCGGCGATGGCTGCTCAGCCCGGCGCCGGCGGTCCTGGTGGCGGTGGTGGTCCTGACCTGGCGGCGATGCTGTCGGGTCTGACCCCGCTGTCGGCGGGCTCCACGGACCCGAATGAGCCCGTTACGGCGGGTGCCGCGATGGGTGCCGGGGCTGGTCCTGGTGCGTTGGGGCTGCCAACGGATGAGGTGGCGGAGCGTTCGGCGGATGCTCAGGCCCTGCGTGAGGGCATGGTGCAGGCCATTGTGTTGGCGGCGCAGCGCCCTGATGCCACGCCGTCGATGAAGCGGTATGCCCGCCAACTGATCGCAAGCCGAGGCTGACTCCTGGTCGCCTCGCGGTATGGGAGGCGACGTGTCGAGGTTCAAGCGCACTGGTGCGGCGTTCGCTGCTGGTGCCCCGTTGGGGGCGTCGTGGGGGATTGCTGGGGCTGCGAGGGATGAGAAGGAGGCGACTGCTGCGGGTAAGGCTGCGCAGGGGTCGTCGTTCTTCGGCCTGTCGGCGTCTCAGCAGGGTTTCCGGGCGGCTGCTGCGGGTTCGTCCGCACCGCAGGCCGCGTTCTCGCAGTACAAGCAGAACGTGCAGGAGAACCCTCGCCTGTGGGGTGACGGATCGCAGTCCGTTGGGTCGCGCATCTTGAACGCACTGGGGACTCCGGTGCGTTGGGTGGGGGACTACTACGGGTCAGCGTTCCGGTACCAGACGGACCAGATGACGCAGGGCGGGCCGGCGAACGCGGGTCAGGCGCTGGGCGCGATCCTTCCTGGGTTCGCGTTCACTGACCCCGAGTTCCGTGAGAACTACTGGTCGCAGGAGCAGGAGAACGAGTCGTCGGTTGCGCAGGCCGTGTGGGAGCAGGGTCGTGCCGCGTTCCAGCCTGAGGGTGAGAACGCTGGTTCGTTCGACCCGGCGACGGGGCGCACGACGCTGCCGCTTCTGGACGACCCTGAGCTGGTGGGTGCGCGTGCCGAGTACTTTGGTTCTGGTGGGCAGCGGTGGGTGACGGGTGTCGCGGATGCGGCGTTCAACATCTACGCGGACCCGCTGGTGTTGGCGACTGCCGGTGGTTCGAAGATCGCTCAGGCTGCGCGCACGGTGGATGCGGTGGACGTTGCTGCCGCCGCGAACGCGTCCCGGCTGAACCGTGCCGCGGACGAGACCGTTGAGGCGGGGGCGTTCAAGGCGAACCGTTTCCAGTCCGCTGTTGAGCGGACCACGGACCGGTACTACGACGTCCTGGGCCAGCCTGGCGGGCTTGCCGCGGTGGCGAAGGACCCCCTGATTGCGCAGACCACTGACGCGGGGGCGGTGGCGTTCATGATGCGTCGCGCCCGCGAGGTGGGTGCGGACGAGGTGGACTCGAAGTCCCTCATGGATCAGGTCATTTACGCGGGTGCCGGGGACCGCAAGGCCCTGGAGTCGTTGCGTGAGCGGTCGCAGATGCTTGCCCTTGAGGTGGAGCGCATCACTGGCCCGAACGTGGACACTGCTGCGGCGGAGCTGTTGTCGAACCCGAACCGTGCTCACTCGGAGAAGTTGGCCCTGCTTGATGGGGACACCCTTGTGAAGCGTCAGGTGGACGTTCAGCAGCAGCAGATCCGTGACGAGCTGGGTGCGATTCAGCGAGTGATCGACTCGGGCACTGGTGGCCTGGGCGTGGACGGGGTTTCGGCCACGGTGAATCGTGGGCAGGCTGCTGGTGTGCGTGAGGTGCCGGGCATGGTGGCGGCGTTCCGTGCTGACCGTGGTGCGGCTGCCGTGCATAAGACGTTGGCGGGTTCGCCGGCGCTGCACCCGGTGCACCTGGTTGCGGGCCGGCACATCCCGCAGACGTTGAAGCTGTCTTCGGATGACGCGTATGAGGGCTTTGAGGCGGCGACTGGCCGTGTGGAGCGCATGCTCCGCAAGGACGGGAATGATGCGGCGCTTGGCTCCCTTGCCGAGTTCCGTGACCGGTTCGCGTCTGCTCGTTCTGCGATCGACCCGGGCCTTGCCCGGACGCAGCGCCACGATGTTGTGCGGGAGTTCAACCGGTTCTCGGAGGACTACCTGGTTACGCGGCATGCTGGGCGTAATGGTGCTTCGACGCAGGAGATTCGCGCGTTTGTGCGTGAGGTTGTGACGAAGCGCAACGAGGAGATGGAGCACCTTGGGCTGTCTGCGAAGCAGGCGGTGGAGGGTGAGCGTGCTGCCACGATCGCGGCGGATGACGGCATCTACGCCCTGTCGGACGAGCTGGCTCGTTCGGTGGCGACGTCGCAGTTCCAGGACGTCGTGTCGGTTGTTGACTTCCGTCAGGTTGACAACGCGATCCGCACCCGGTTCTCGCCGGGCATGATGCGCAAGACGGCCGATGGTGCGTGGCGCATGTCTGAGGCCGGGTTGGCGACGTTCAACGACCTGTGGAAGTTCACGGCGCTGCTGCGCCCGGTGGGCTACCCGGTGCGTGTGCAGGTTGATACGCAGGCCCGTGCTCTCGCGAGCATCGGTGTGATGCGTCACGGCCTGACGGCGATGCGCGGGATGGGCAACAGCCTGCGGAACCTGGGTCGGGTCGACGCTTCGGCGGCGGAGTTGTTCCAGCAGAAGATGCTGGCGCACGCCCGCTTGGAGGAGCTGGACGAGACGATGCCTTCCCTGGCGGGGAAGCGGTTGAAGGCTGCGCAGGCTGAGCGTCTGCGTCAGCAGTCGATCGTGGACAAGTCGCTGGACGACTTCAAGATGGAGCGCCCGGACATTGAGGGCACGGTTCGTCGCGGCAAGTCGGACCTGAAGGCGTTCCAGGGTTCGTCCGCGCGTCTGGATGCGAAGACGGGGGAGTTCACTCCGCCGTCGATCCGGGACGCGTACATGGGTGGCCGTGAGGCGTTCACGCGGGTGCATGACCTGACGGATGCTAGGGCGTCGATCCTGGGCCTGATGGACACGCAGCGGTCTATGTTGACGCGCAAGCTTCGGCAGACGGGGCGGTACGCCCTGGTTGATTCGAAGAACCCTGCGTGGGGTGACGCGTACCTGGATGCGGTGAACCGTCACGTGCGCAACGACCACGTGTTGAAGTCGTTGGCTGGTGGGGCGGATG